AAGCTAATAACTTCTCCAAGTTTTTAAGGGCTAAATCTCCTGAACTTAATATCGCTTTTGAAAACAGTCCTAAAATTTATCAAAACTTAAAAGATGATTCTATCATTGCCAATCTTCTTCCAGATGCAGCTCCTGTCGTATTGGGGGCTGGTAAAACTATTTTTCATCATACAAAAGATCTAGATCTAAAAAACATCACTTTAACAGGCCTTGTAAATAAACTTCCTGGCAAAGTGATAAATGCAATAAGAAATACATCCTCAAAATATCAACTCAACAAAGCATTACAAAATCAAGCAGTAAAAAACGCTGAAGATTCTTATCTTAGAAAGAGTGTAAAAAATATTAACGATACAATGGAGAAAGACATTAAATCATTATTCTCTGGTTCGATAGGGGAGTTAGGGAGGTCCAATGAAAGAAAAAGATGATTATGAGGATAAATCTCAAAACATTCGAAATCTTGCTGCTCTTCCTCCTAATGAACTTGCTGAATACTTATCAGAGTTACATCCTAATATTGGAACAGTAGCTCCAAATATTACCCCTCATATATTTGCCACAGCTGCAAACTCCATTGCTTATTTGAATAGCAAGCTCCCCAATGCGGGCAATGAGCTCCCACAAGATAAATTCATGCCGCCTTCCAAAGCACAAAAAAATGCATGGTTTGATATTTATGAAACTGTGAATAATCCATTGTCAGTTTTAAAGCATGTGAAAAACAATACTTTGAACAGACACCACGTAGAAGCTCTTCAGGCTGTTTATCCTGATCTACATAAAGAAATGACTTCTAAGATTGCGCAGGAGCTTGGCGAAGCCAAAATGAAAGGGAAATTGATCCCCTATCAAAGAAGGCTTTCTATCTCTCGCTTAACTGGGATTCCAGTGGATTCCACGATGACAGTTCCTAATATGCAAGCCATAATAAAATCAGCAAGTGTCAATACTGGACCTGAAGCAACTTCACCAGCAAGAAGAGGGAATACAGGGACAGCTATCAGTCAAATTAACAAAGTGAATGATATTTATCCGACTGAATTACAATCAAGGGAATTACAAAAACAGAAATTAAAATTGGGGAAATAGGAGTAAAACATGTCTAGTAAAAATCAATTTCCTGTTGTGTTCAATTGGCAAACTATTTCGCCAATTACAGGATTCTTACCTACGCCATATCAAACAGGGTCTGTGCCTTCAGGAGTTGTGTCTGGAGATATGTCTACAACTATTTATTCTCAAATTATTGATTTGAGCAAAATGGATATTACAGGACTTGAAGTAACGTGGACAGGAGTTCCTGTGGGAGTGTTTGAAGTATACGCTTCTAATTCTGGTGTAAATTTCTATGCCTTGAGTTTTGCGCCAAGTTTAGGCCAGCCTCTAGGTTCAGCAAGTGGATACACAGTTCAATTAGAACTTTATCCTTTTAAATATATCATGCTTCAATACACTGCTACTTCAGGGGCAGGAAATTTAACTGTTTACGGACAAAATAAGGACTTAAACTAAGGGGATTATATGGCATCTTATTCATGGCCTGGAACAAGTAACGCATCAGTAGGCACTAATGGACAACCAGCCCCGCTCTTCTCAACTGAGATAGGTGGCATTAATACTGTCACAGGGTTTTTAAATCCTTATTCAGCGACTGCTCCTGGAGTTGAAGGGGCAGTTTTAATGACTGTGCAAGGAGCCACAAGTGGCGTCCCCCTTAATACAAACGTTGCACAGTGGGGCGGAGTCGCTACAACGCTGGGCCAGAAAGCCATGGCAGCGTCTGTGCCTGTTGTGATTGCCTCAGATCAATCTGATGTGCCTGTGAATTTGCATAAAATTGGTGGAGCTGCTTATGTTTTAGGACAAGCCGTAATGGCTTCTTCTGCTCCTGTGGTGATCGCAAGCAATCAGACGCCAATCCCAGTGACTCCAGCAGCTTTATCCGTTTTCGATGTCAACCTCACAGAAGTGGGGGGATCTGCAGTTGCTTTAGGTCAGACAACTATGTCTGCATCTATTCCAATGGTAATCGCTTCTGATCAAACTGCAGTTCCTGTTTCTGGAACAGTAACAGCGAATCAAGGGACTGCAAATGCTACCCCTTGGAATGAAAATATTGCTCAGTATGGGGGAGCAAATACAAGCTTAGGACAAAAAGCGATGGCAAGTTCAATACCTGTCGCTTTGGCGTCTGATCAATCTGCAATTCCTACTACAAGTACTACGGGTGGAAATGTTCCACTGCAATTTGTTCGGAATGTTTATTCAAGCACAAATGTCACTACTGCTGCTTATGTGCAATTGATTGCATCAACAAGTGGAACAACTAATAATCTCTTCATATTCGATAGCTCAGGACAAACAATGGCTTTGGCTTTTGGTGGGAGCGGTTCAGAAGTTCAGCAATTTTTAATCCCTCCTGGAGGTTTAGGTCCTATGCCAATTAAGATTCCATCCGGGACAAGAGTTTCAATTATTGCAATTTCCGCTAATGCAACTGCTGGCGAAATTGATTTAAATCTATTTACATAAGGGGATAACATGAGTTCACCAGTTCTATGGGGTCCGAATTACTCAAATGACTTACAAAGTGGAATAGGATTTAGCAATGGAGCAGGCCCTTCTATTCAAACAGGGACAGTAAATCCTAGTGCAGTAGCTACTGCTGGAGTAGAGGGCTCTTTATATTTAAATTCATCCAGTGGGATCACCTACCAAAAGCAAGATAACGGATCGAGCACTAATTGGTCTCCTCTTGCCATTACCACAGGTACCTTTACTCAAGGTTCAGTCATATTTGCAGGTTCAGGCGGAGTTTTATCTCAAGATAATACGAACTTCTTTTGGGATGAAGCAAACTTAAGACTCTCTCTAGGGGGACATTTACATACTGCAGCTCTTGGAATTTCCTCAACAGGTGGGACACAAGTAGGGATTGATTTAACGTCTACTTCCGCAAATACAGCTCTTCAAGTCAGTAATCAAGGAGCTCAATTTGTTGCTCAATTCATTAATTCTACCAATTCAGCAACTCAAGGCGCTGCATTCGGGGGGGCTTTTAGTCGAGGGACAACTTCTGCAAGAACGCAATCCTTAGCGGGTGATCAGCTCATGACCTTCACAGGTCAAGGCTATACTGGAACTCAATTTGGTCCTGGTTATTCAGGAGCCATTGCAGTGATTGCGACTGAAAACACAACTGCTTCTGCAAACGGAGGAGAGCTTGTTTTTGCTTCCACTCCTAATGGGACTTTAGTGCCCTCTCCTGGCCTTATTTTAGGTCAAAATCAACTCATTCAACTTCCTGCTTATACGACTGCAGGGGTGTTAGTGAATGATACTTCTGGGAATGTGACGGCAACAGCAGTGCTTCCTGTCTCAAAAGGAGGGACAGGGGATATAACTTTGACTGCTTATGCTGTGCTTACAGGAGGAATCACGCCCACAGGAGCTCTTCAACAAGTCTCAGGGCTTGGAACAGCCGGGCAAATTCTTACTTCCAATGGAGCAGGGGCACTTCCTACTTGGCAAGCTTTAGGTGGAGGAGGTCCCTACTCTCCTACAGTTCAAAGATTTACATCTGGAAGTGGAACATATACTACGCCTGCCAACGTTCAATACATTAAAGTAAGAATGGTAGGTGGTGGCGGTGGTGGATCTGGAAGTGGATCTTCTACTCCTGCAACCCCCCCTACAGATGGTGGTACTACAACATTTGGTAGCTCATTATTAACTGCTAATGGAGGCAGCCACGGTGCTTCTTTTAGTGCTGGGGGGTCAGGTGGTAATGTAGTGGTTAATTCTCCTGCTATTTCTATAATTACCGCCTCAGGTGGGTCAGGTGGTGGTTATAGTGCAAATGCTACCTCCAGCGCTAGTTTACCTGGGGGGTCAGGTGGTGGTTCTTATTTTTCCTCTGTAGGAACAGGTGGTGGGCAGGATGCTGGTAATAATGCTCCTGCAAATAGTGGTGCTGGTGGAGCGGGTGCTGGGAGTGGTAGTACATCAGGTTCTGATGGTGGAGCTGGAGGTGGCGCAGGTGGGTATGTTGAAGCTATTATAAGTTCACCTTCTTCTACATATTCTTACTCAGTAGGTTCTGGTGGAAGTGGTGGAAGTGCTGGTACTTCAGGATATGTCGGTGGTAACGGTGGTAGTGGTGTTATTGAAGTTGAAGAATACTATTCTCCAGTTGCTGCAGCTACTTCAGGTGGGGGGGCTTATACTCCCTCAGTACAAAAGTTTTTAAGTGGTTCTGGTACATATACAACTCCCGCTGGCGTTACATACATTGAAGTTGAAATGGTCGGTGGTGGCGGCGGAGCTGGTGGCTTTGGGACTGCATCTCCTGGAGCTGGTGGAAGCGGTGGTAATACTACATTCGGTACTTCTCTTCTAGTAACCAACGGTGGTTCAGGTGGTTCAGCAGCTGTATTTTCAGGCATTACTCCAGGTGGAGCTGGTGGTACAGCTTCATTAGGGACAGGTCCTATCGGTATAGCTCTAACAGGAGCTTCAGGCCAAGGTGGTAATGCTAACGGAGCTTCAAACGCAGCTCCTAACGGTGCTATGGGGGGTTCATCCCCATTCGGTGGTGCTGGCCCAGGTGCATCTTTTAACGTAACTGGTGTTGCGGCTGTGCCTAACACAGGTTCGGGTGGTGGATCTGCAGGACCTGGAGGTGTGGCTTCTACTTCAGCAGGTGGTGGAGGTGGTGCTGGTGGTTACGTTAAAGCAATTATTACATCTCCTAGTTCAACCTACAGTTACGCTGTAGGTGCTGGAGGAACTGCTGGTACAGCAGGTACTGGTGGTAATCCTGGAGGCGCTGGTGGGAGTGGTGTCATTATCGTTACTGAGCACTACGCTAACGGTGCAGTTGGAACAGCTACAAACGTGACTGGTGTAGTTGCTGTAGCGAATGGTGGAACTGGATTAAATGCATATGTAAATGCTAGATACTATTCTTCCACAAGTTCTATATCAGGGTCCTTTGGGGTAGTAGTGTATGCAACTAAAGATTTTGATAATGGTACGGGTTCTCCAAACTATAATACATCCACCGGTGTTTACACCATACCGGTGTCAGGGGTGTATCAAATAAATGCAGGACTTATAGTTAATGGAACTTCAATTTCAAACCCTACCTTAGCTATATTTAAAAATGGTTCAGAAAAAACGGAAGGCAATAGTCTTTCACCTTCTGGTACCGCGGGGGCAGTAGCAGTAAATGATATTATTAGCTGTTCAGCGGGGGACACAATTTCTATAGAAGCAGAGTGTAATGGATCAGGGTTGTCAATAGGTTCAAGTAATGTAAGAAATTGGTTCTCTATAGCAAAGATCGGGTAAAATATGAAATTCTTACTAATACTATCCTTTTCTTCGACTCCTTATTACAATTGGTTAACTATTGAGAAAGTAGGATGATTATGTCACTTCAACCTGGCACAAATAGGCAAGTCCCCGATCACTCGATCATGGATTATTATAATAAGCAGACTTATCTTGGGAATGGATATGTTTATTCTCTGGATGCAGCGGAACCTGCGACTACATCAGAGTTTCCGGTTCTTCTTCTAAAGAATCCTACAATCACCGCAGTTGCGTTTCCAGCACAAGGGACGAATGTTTATCCGTCTTTGTTTGTGAAGTTTCTGCGAATTCTTTGTGAAACCGCAAGCCAGAGTGTGATTTTAAGAGTTTATCTGAATCCTACCGTGACAGCAGTAGGGACAGTAAAGACTCCAGTGAATTTAAGGATTGCATCTCCAAACACAAGTGTTTCAGCATTATCAATCAACCCTACGGTGAGTTCAAATGGAAAACTTGTTAGCGTGCTTGCTTCATCTGCATTTACTCCTTCAAGTGGAAGTGAACTATTGGTCTTGGATCCTGGACAATCCTTGCTTCTCACTGCTCAGGCAAGCTCTAACACAACCCTCCTCGGACTGGACGTACACTGGTATGAAATGTAATGCCGAAGGGATTGAGCTGATTAAAGAGTTCGAAGGCATGCTTTTACATACTTACCTCGATCAAAAAGGTATCCGTACGATTGGGTATGGGCACACGGGTGAAGATGTTTATGCAGGCCTTCAGATCTCTCAAGCAGAAGCTGAGGCCATGCTCTTACATGATCTGGTTAAGTTTGAAGCAGGCGTCGATAGACTTGTCAGAATCAAGATCAATGAGAACGAATTTTCAGCCTTGGTGAGTTTTGTTTACAATTTAGGAGTTGGCGCACTGGCTCATTCGAAACTTTTGTACTTCCTAAACGCAAATAAGAGAGAGGAAGCATCAAACGAATTTTCAAGGTGGGACGAATGCGACGGGAAACCAGATCCAGGACTTCTAAGAAGACGAAAAGCAGAGCAAGGACTCTTTCTAAAACCAATTGCGGGGACAGAACTATGAGTATTCTCACCATTCTCAAGATTGTGGTGACAGTGGGGTATCCCCTTGTGGAGTATTTTATGGGGAAAACAAATTCAGGGAGTGTCATAGGGCATTTCCTTCAACGCTTAGGGCTTGAAAAAGCTCCGAGTGAAACTGCAAATCAAACAGAGGAAATCAAATGAATACAGACCTTAAAGTTTTAATTGACCTTATTTTCGCAGCCATTGCCTTAGGTAAAGATATTGCGGCCAAAGATAGTTTCATCTCGCTTCTTCCTGATGCTTATCATTTGATGGAAGCTGCAAAGCCAACAGCTTCTTCTATGAATTCAGCAGGATTACAAGAACTTGAAAAAGAAGTGTCTGCTCTCGTAAATGCTGCCAATGAACAAGATCTCATGGCGTATGTAGAATCCAAGATTGGATCCAGTGAGAGTGCGAAGACTCAGGCTGTCATGCAAGCAGCAATGGGTGTTGTACAAGCAGCAATGTCATTACGTTCAGCACTTATTTCTTAAACTATTTTAATTGTAATTGAGAAAAGTTAAAAAAAATCCTCGGGGGGATTTACATCCCACCGAGGATAGTTTAACTTGAATTTGCTACAATAAGTTGAAAACATCTTCGCCGAATCTGGCAAAAATTTCAACTTAAAAATAGCAAGAGGGTACGGTCTAGCAATAGAGACCAAAATAGAGACTCAGTCTCTGTGACGACCTAGGGTCGTTCCGGTATATGGATGTACCGTAAGCACAGCAGCGGGCCCCCAGATGGGGATTAGCGCCGCTGCACTAACGGGTATGACGACGTGGCTCCCTTCAGGAAACACTTTGAAGTCTTGGCGGATGGATAAGTGCTTCATGAATAACCACAGTAGAAATCAGGGTAACACTCCGGCCTCAATACTCACAGTAGAGCCACATGAGCCCGGACAAGAGGAAATCACTCCTCGGTTAGCGCCTGACACAAGTTGTTAAGTAGTTTGCAAATACCGGACCTATCGGAAATACGCAAGCGAAATACAGGGGTGAATTCCTAAAGAATAAGAAAAAAGCAACCCTCTTTTAGGTATTCCTACGTTCACCGCTTAGGAAACACTAAATAAAACAGATTTAGTTTAAAGCAGAAACTGGAGTAGTTAAAATGGATGTTAAAGATAAGAAGATAAATCTCTGGAAGCTTTCAGATGAAGAGTTAAAAAAAATAAGAGATCAAATTGAAGAATCGAGAAAAGCAGGCCTTTACTTAACTCGAGATCAAATGACAATCCTAAATCTTCTTTATACGATCGACGCACTGAAGAAAGAAAAAATTCACGATAAGCGAAATGCAAATAAGTCAAAAAAAAGAATAAAGGGATTTCTCAATATGATAGAGAAAGAGAAATCTAAACCTCAAACTCAAATCGTAATCCCTAGACAGACAATCATCTTAAAAAGAACGAGAGAGAGTTAAAAAAGAATCAGTCATCAAATCTCCAGACCATCAGAAGAATGAGCACAGAGATCAGATAGATTAACCAGTAGAGTTGATCATGCACCATTCAAATCTAATTCATGCACTGTTTTCACACTATGTCTCTTTTTAATTCTCTTAAGTCAGCTTCAGCTGGCAGGATTGTAACATTGAGTCCAAACCACTCAAATTGAGTATTACCTCTTAGATGCTTTTTAATAATTACAGGATCGGGTTGAGAACGGATATAACGATTATGCTCTTTCACGAAGTTACGGATAGCTGAACGTCTATCATTTCCTGCTTTAGGTGCCCTATTTTTGAAAAAGAATCTTGCGGTATTTGGGTGGATAGGGACTTTAATCCCTATATTTTCATGGGCAATTTGTGCATGCCAAACGTATTCATAATAATGATCACCGCACATAAGCATTCTTAAGCAATCTTCAAACTGCGTTGCAAAAGTATGATTTGGAGGTCCTTTGTTTGCATCCACAAAAGTAATTTTGTTATCAGACTTTGCGCCCATATAAAAAGCTTGTGCAACAGGTCTTTTAGTAAAATCCAGATCATTGCCATCACCATAGGTGATAGATAAAGTTTCATAGATATTCTTACAAGGGAAAGATTTTTTGTAATCAATCCGACCTCTAATTGCTGGATCCATTTTATCTACTGAGGCATAAGAAATAATAGTAGTGCCATGCCATCCCAAGAAAGAAGACTTCCAATTAGATTTAAAATCAGATGTATGAAGCCCCTTATCTAGGAAGGCGCAGTCTTGATCAGTTGGATTAAAAAAAGGGCTCCCCAGATATCGAATACCTAAAAGGTCATGTTTTTTCGCAGGATGATAAGTGCCTCGGTAAGTAGGTTTAAATTGTTCAAATCGATTGATAATTGTATAAAACTGATCGATGGCTTTTTCTTCAATTTGGGGGTCCATATTACGCTCCATTAAATCCTTCGGATCCTATTGGTGATTTTTTTTCTTCTAAATCTTTAATCACCTGAGCGGCGATCTCTAAATGACCTTCCATTGCCGTCTCGTAGGTTTCATATCGACGCTCTATCTCAGACTCACCGCTTTTATGATTGAATACCGCAGTCTCAAACAGGATAGGAGGGCCGCCAAAGAAGTTATGGTCAATCCCTAGGAAGACGGTGCTGATTTCGATCTCAGTGCCATATAGATATGTTTTAGAGAGGATTCTATCTTCATGATGATCTGACATCCAGCGGATCCATTTAGTGGTATCGGGCTCAGCAATGGGTTTATTATCTTTCAGAATATAGTATAGCTTCAATGAGGTTCCTCCTTAATAGAACTTAAAATAGCGGATTCAAACTCTTCATCCCTTGGAACAATAGACATTGCAATCCCAACCAAGCAAGCATAGATCGAAGGGCCATACATTCGTCTATCCTCATCACATTTTTCCATCATGCTTACAAATAAGCGGGTAGCCAGTTGCTGCTTATATTGAGCCGTCTCAAAATTACTCATAAATTGGAGTTTCATACTTCGTAAAAATATGATCGATTCTGGATTTCCCACTGCAAGTTTCTCAAGTAAATCAAAACAAAAAGATGCTCTCATAGAGCTCTCCATTCTGCACAGAATATTAAATGTGCCGTTTCAGGAGCTCTATTACTTCATCAAGTGAGCACACACAAGCGGCAATTCCACCTTTTTGTTCGACTCTCATTAAAAACAACTGTTGTAATCGATCAGCTTGAGTTGGATTATTTCGAAATCGTTTAATGGTAGTCGGAGTCTTCACTTCTATAGCTAAGAATATTCCTCTACAAATACCTATAATATCAGCAGTTCCTCTCATTACGAAAGGATTGAGGTTGCGTCTATAAACTCCTTTCTTTGAGTCATAAACGCCCACCGTATTTACTTTAAACGCAAAGCAGTTGGTTTGATGATTTATCCATCCTAGAATCTGTGTTTCAATTTGCTTCTCAGTCATAAAAATGACTCTAGTTTACTTTTAAACCAGAGACAATGCAAAGATGAACTAAATAACTGATCAAAATGAGAGCTGGCATATAGACAATGAACCACGTTACGAATTGAAAGGCATTCTCATTGAGAAAGAACTCAAGCCACATCAAGAAATTAGAAAGTATGATGGCTGAGAGGAAGAATAAAATTACAAGTGCCCATGTAATCATAATGGTAATTGTAATCCTATTATTACAAGCAATCCAATTGTAATATTTCGTAGATAATTTCCAAGTCCTTATTGACAGCATTTATGGAATATGATCTAACGAATCCACGTTACGCGAAATAACAGTGATAAAAATTTAATAAAGCTTCCTTGAAAGCGAGCACAGTTGCTATCAGGGTGCTAGTGGAAAGCCTCTCAATCTTATTCGCGTAACGATTTGAGGGGCTTTCTGCGTTTTTGGAGTTTCATATGACTAATGAAGAAGCTTTTAGAACAATCCAAGTTCTTTTTGATCTCATTCTCAATCGGGATAAAGAAATCTATAAGCAACATGAACTTATTTTAGCACTGATTTCTAATAAAGAAGAATTACTTTTAAACCAAATCAAACAGCAAATGTTCCAAATCAATGCTCTTCAAGAGAGATTGAGCCAATTAGGTCAGGAGATTTATTAATGGGGTTCAATCGCTTGGTATTATGAAGAGCAGCTCACAGAAATTACAGATGCAGATTTAATAAATAAATATAAAGAAGAAATACAAACTCAAACTGAACGATAGGGAAGCAATGGATAAAGAAATAGGGATATTAAAAACGAAAATAGAAAGATATGAATCAATTATTGAGGATTATGAGCATTTAATAGAGCAGCTGATGAATTTAATGATAAACATGAAAGATCTTGTAAGACAAAAACAATTACTTAAAAAGGGGTAGTAATGGAAAGATGGGGGCGTTGCACATGCTGCAACGGGACGGGGAAGTTAATGGACGTGGATAAAGGGAAATTCTTAGAAAAAGAAGAGGTCCTCTTTATCAAGGGGCAATTTTACGTAGTAAACAGAGTGTATCCTTCTATTGATTGCGAGATGTGTGGGGCAACAGGGAGATCCGGGGATGGTATGCAATATTATGAGAGGAATGTGCTTTAAATTGGAGTCTATATTACAAATATAAAGGTGATTTTAAAGAAGAGGAAGAATGAGAGGAAAAGGCTATACAGGATGAATCTTAAAAGAAGAAAAATTATACAAGTAATCATGACAACGTTCACTCAAGAGACAGGAGGCAAGATAAATGACGTTTTTGTAGCTTTATGTGATGATGGAACTTTATGGCTACGAATATATGATGATAAGTTCACTTGGAAGTGGAAACAAATCGATGTCACTGAAGTAGAAGAATTCGAAGAGGCATTATGAAAAAGTCTAAAAAGAAACTTACTCAAAAACAAATCGACATCGTGACTTTCATTAATGATCACCTCGGAATTGCAGATGCTTATGCGTTTGTGATTATTGATAAAAATAAACAACTTTGTTCACAAGTATCTGGTGATGCGCAACAGTTATGTTATATGGGTAAAGTCTTAGATTCTAAAGTTACTATGGGACTTGCATCTGGAATCCAAGATACAACAACAACTCATTAAAGGAGAATTCAAATGAGACATACAGCAGAAGTTCAGAAACAAGTAAAAAAACAAATCAAAACCCTTGGCGTAATCGGTGCATCTAAGCAGTTCGATATTCCTGCTTCTACACTTTACAATTGGATTCGTAAGTGGAAAACAGTTAAAACAGAGAATAAAACTACCGCAAAAAAGAAAACAAAAAAGAGGAACTAAATGGAACAAAAGCATAATGCAGTAGCACTTCATCAGAATCATCAACCTGTGCAAGCTTATTTCCCAAACGAAGCGGATTGGCGAATGATGCTCGATGTAGGCAATAAAGCACTTAAATCCGGCATGCTGCCTGCTGGCATTAAAAGTCCAGAAGCTGCTGCGATTATTGCTCTAAAAGCAAGAGAGCTCAATATGCCTCTCATGGTTGGGTTTGCTCATATCCACGTGATCAATGGCAAACCCACTTTATCAGCCGAGATGATGCAAGCCTTGGCTAGAAAGAATTTGCCGGGCCTTGTGATTAACATTATTGAAAGCACCAATGAGAAAGCCACAGTGGAGATTATCCGCCCTGAGCCAGGATCAAAGTCTTATAAACTCACCTTCACTATTGAAGACGCCAAAAAGGCAGAACTCACTAAGAATCTTACCTGGAGTAAATATCCAGCTGCGATGCTCTGGAGTAGAGCCGTATCAGCTGGTCTTCGTAAAGTCTGTCCTGAAGCTCTCATTGGGGTCAGTTACACCCCTGAAGAGATGGGGGCTCAAGTCGATCAAGATGGGAATGTGATTCATACTACGGGGAAACGAGTGGAAGAACATGGAGAGCAACCGGCTGCAGCAGTAGTTCATCCTATTACTCCAAAACAACCGGCTGAAGATCCTGCAAAGAAATTAGTCATCCGGGGGATTTCTGATCTGATGAAGGAACTTGCAATTTCTCCAGAAGATGCTCAACACGTACTTCAATCGGAATGTGGGGCAGATAGTTTAAAAACTGCAACTCTTGACCAACTCCAGAAGTTCCATGCTATTCTAAAACAAGAAAAAGAAACGATCCAGAAAACGCCTGAAGCGCCTATCAATGGATCTAATCAACAGGAGAATCTTGCTCCTTGGGAAGCAGAGTTGACGAAGTAAAAAAGGATGATTCAAAGCTTTGGACTACTCTTGAGGAATATGTCATTTCTCTCTTTGAACGAAAGATGACAGACTCAGAGGAGTTCAAGGCTTTGATTAATCTTTATGGTCGTGCTAAGATTGTAGAGATTTGGAATAAGTTTAAGGGGAAATAGGGGATAAATGAATTACACTCAAGAGGAATTACAGAAAGCATATGAAGATTGGACTAATTCCAACCAGAATACTGAGGACAGAAAAAACAAATGGCATCATTATTGTGATGTGCGAGATAATTTGCCTGCTGGGTCTTCTGCTCATAGAATCATAAAGGAAATTCATGATTCCGATTAGCATTGCTTTTATCTTAGGTCTTTGTATGGGAATATTCGCAATGTGCTTATGTAAAGCAGGGGCAGTTAGTTCTCGCTATAATGAGGAGCTTGAAAGAAAATTACATTGAGTAGCCGCGTGGAATATTAGGAAACTTAGCTCAGTGGTAGAGCAATTCGCTGTTAACGAATGGGTCCTAGGTTCAATTCCTAGAGTTTCCGCCATTAAAAAATTATGACTACTTTTTCCATGATCCAGATTTAGATCTACAGGAATAAGGTTGATTCTTAATGAAATAAGTTTTATCCATAATGGAAAGGGGACATTATGGAAGAAATTAAAACCGATAAAAAAGAATTACTCGCTACACTTACTGAGCAATACAACTCTCTTGCTTTTCAAGTAGGGCATAATTCGCGCACTATTGCAGATCTTGAAGAAAGCATTGCGCAGGGCATTAAAACCGTACAAGAAATCTCAAAAAGAGCACGTATTCTAAAAGAAGAGATCGATAAAGAAACAGCATCTACTGCTTCTGAAGGCTCTCTCCAAGCAGTTCCAGCGTCTGATCCACAGGTGGCATCATGACTAAAATCGTGATTCCACAAAATGCCAAAGAGTTTGATTCTCTGGTGAACAAAGTTTGTAAAAAGTTCAAATTCAAGAACAAAGAGCACGCTGCTGCTGTGATCGCCAATCGCATTCAACATATGCCAGTAGATGAATGCACAACCACACTCGAATACTTCGGAGCTTGTATTAAGCGAAATATTGGGTACCAAGTGGCTCAGAATCGCGCTCTTGAAATGCAACATGAACAAGCTATCAGCCAGCTTGAAGCCGTGCTGAAAACTGAACCTAATAATCAGCAAGCGCTTGATGAGCTTCAAAAGTTTGCCGATAAAGGCTCAGACTTGGCCAAAGCCATCTTAACCAAAGTTATTTCTGCGGATACTCCTGATAATGTCCTCACCATGGGATCTAAGGATGCCCAATCAGGATGATTTAAAAGCGTTGCAAAAAGTTTGGTATGATAAACTAGCAAAAGATGGGTTTAGAGATATTGAGGATGGAGAGCTTCTTAAGGAATGGGATTTCAATTTCTTCAGAATGCGCTTTAATCTCATTAACTACGAAACTAAGTGTCAGTATTATCGGGCAGCGACTCATTTGCTAAGGAATCATTCCTTTGCTGATCTCAACCATAAACTAGTTTGGGAGCTTCATTGTCAGGGATTGTCGGTAAGACAGATTGCACGTGAATTGAAGATTTATCAAAAGAGCATGGTGCATCTGATTATCAAACGTCTGGCAGCTTGGATTAAGAAGGATTAAGCGTGGCAGAAGCAGAAATTATCATTCGCCAATATGATCCGATTAACGATGATCCCTATATTTATTCCACATGGACTCGGTTTTGTTGGTACAGCGCAGCAGAACCCATTCATCTTTCAAAGAAGAAATGGTTTCAACAAAAAGCTCTGGAGATCAAGCAGAAGCTGAAACTCTGTAAAACCCATATAGCATGTCTCAAGGATGATCCAGAATGCATTCTAGGGTATATTGTAGGCCTTCCTATTGGGATTGAATGGCTTTGTGTGAAGAAGCAGTTTCGAAATCAAGGAATAGAAGATCTTTTAATTAGATCTTTAGGATTTAAGGAGAACAAAAATGAGTGAAAAGAAGAAAGAACCCATTACTGGGTCAGTGATTCAAAGAATGATTGAGCAAGGGTTACCTGTAACTCGGGCAGAGTTCCATGCAGCGGTGAACAATGGAGACAATATTCCTGAAAATTACTTCTCGAATAAATCCAATGTGAAGTCTCGTAATGTTCAAATGTGGTGGATCAATGGAAATGGGATTTTATGTCTTCACCATGACAAGTATTTCCTAGTTCCAGCAGCTAGCGTTAAGTTTTGTAATTTTGAGTAAAGGTGATTAAACAGCTCCCGTATTTTACGGACGGTTAGGGGAAAACATGCAATTTAAGCCAGGTAATGGAGGAAAACCAAAAGGAGCAATCAGTACTTTAACAAGAAGAGCAAGAGAGCTTTCTGAGAAATTAAATATTGATCCTATTGAAGTACTTCTTTATTTCGCTGCAGGAGATTGGAAAGCTCTGGGTTATCGAGATCAGTATGAAGTTAAAGGATCTGATAAATCTGGAGGTCACATCTTCTCTTTAACCATTGATCCTAATACTCGATGCAGAGCTGCTGCAGAAGCTGCACAATATATTTATCCAAAACTTAAGTCTGTCGAAAATACAACTAACAATGCTTTAGCAGATATGACTCCTGATCAACGGCTTGAAGCTATGAAGCATGGGGTGGCGATGTTAGAGTATGAGATTCAGCTTCAGAAGAAAAAAAATAAAATAAACGATGAGCAAGAATAAGGGAATTATTGAAATTTGGGATGGTAAAAAAGTAATCGGACATATTCCTTTGCAGTATGAATTAGTTGGTAAAGAAATTATAATCCTTATTCTTGAAAAGAATGGGCAGATAGAAAAAATAGTACTACCTATTTATGTAAGGTTGATAAAATTTAGCGGAATTACTACAATATTTAAAGCCTGTTGTGATGCGCGTAGAAAAAGCAAAAGACAAAAAGAGATCTTAGTTGAAATGTATGGATCAACCTGAACTTGAAGACATCTTAGAGTATGCCTTGAGCTTCAAAAAGAAGTTCGATGTGCAAGATTTTCTCTTCAAAGAACAATTAGCGCTTAAAAATGATCCTGCAAAGTTTGCAACTGCAGTTTGTTCAGTGAGAGCTGGAAAGACCGTAACTTGCGCTGCTGATTTAATTGATACCGCTTTAAGTAGAGACGGTGTAACATCTCTCTATGTTACGCTCGCTCGTTCAAGCGCTAAAAGGATCATTTGGCCTGATTTACACAAGATCAATAATGACTTTCAGCTCGGAGGAATTCCGAATGAGAGTGACCTCTCTTTTAGGTTTCCTAATGGTTCTTTTATATATTGTTTCGGCGCTTCTAATTCTCATGAAATTGAGAAATTTAGGGGCTTATCTAACGTTGCACTCGCCTACATCGATGAAGCTCAAGCTTTCAGATCACACTTAAAAGAACTTGTAGAAGATATTTTAATCAAACGCTTGTACGATACTAATGGAAGGCTTAGACTTATAGGTACACCTGGACTCATCCCAGCAGGGTATTTTTATGAGGCGTCTCAATCTCCAGAGTGGGCTCATCATGCATGGACATTACACAATAATATTTGGATTGAACGAAAAGCAGGATGCACAGTAGCTGAACTGATTGCACAAGACTGTAAAAGGAAAGGAGTAGAGCTTGATCATCCCTCCATTCAACGAGAATGTTTCGGACGTTGGGTCCTCGACACGAGTAGCCTTCTGCTCGAATATAAGGCAGAACGGAACCATTACGATGAGCTTCCGAAAGGACGGTTTACTTACATTCTCGGCATGGACTTTGGATACGACGACGCCGACGCATTCTGTGTCCTCGGATGGCATGAATCCTCTCCAAACACCTACCTCATAGAAGAGTTTGTTGCAGAGAAACAGACTTACGAACAGATGGCAGAAAATTTTGATAAGCTTCACCGTAAATACGAATTCTCAAAGATCGTCGGAGATCCAGGAGGAGGAGGAAAGAAGCTCATCGAGTCTTTGAAACAACGGTACCCAATTCCGTTTAATATTGCTGATAAGCAAGGAAAGATCGCAAATTATGGCCTCCTTAACAATGCACTCAGAACTGGTCGCTTTTTTGCACGGCGAGATTCACGATTTGCACAGGATTGTAACTTACTTGAAAGAGATCGGGATCACTCCACCCCAGATAGAACAGTGGTCAAAGGTCATTCAGACGCAGTTGATGCAGCCTTGTACAGTTTCCGAGAATCACCGGCTTACAGCTATATTGAACCGCTTCGGCCTCCTGCAAGAGGAACTAAGGAATATGACGACGATTTTGCCCGCAATATGTTCCAACACGCAAAAGAGAAGGTGGAAAAAGAACGTGCGAACAAAGCAGCGGAAGGAATAAGTTGGGAATTAGATAACCATGGTATTCCAGACTGGAATCAGTGGTGATAGTAATGAATTTGAGGTGCCATACGCATTTGGCTTAAAAGATAAAGAGAGGATTCCTCTCCCGAACAGCCTCGTAAAAATAATTCAGCAAAGGAGTAGCTCTTGCAGGGGTCAGCCTTTGTCGATGTAAGGGATAGTGGGTATTCACTGTCCCTTTTTTTTATCTACGAAGTACGAATTTAACTAATTTGTCAGTTCTGTCAGTTCCATTTTTAAGGCGGAAAAGTTAGTGCTAATTTTCAGTGAGAACTTTTCCGCCCAAAATTTCCCGATTTTTTTCCCTTGCATAGTCCTATTTCCCCCTCCTGTTCATTTGACAGCTTCTATGCATTGGACAGCTGGCCATCTAATGAATGCTACTACCCTTTTTAAAAGAGAAGAAATGGCCTCGAATCGCAAAACCCATGGAAGAAAAATCCGTGGGCTTATCCTCTGACGAGCAACTCGAAGAGCAATGCGTTTCCGAATTAATGGAAGCTTGTGCGTCAAAAGACGCAGTAATGTTCCGTCGCGCAGTCGAAGCCTTGGTCCTCAGCATGTTTGAATTCCAAGGAGAACAAAATGCCTCTTGAACACAGGTCCAGTAAAAAAGCTTTGCAGCACAATATCCGTGCAGAGATTCATTCAGGCAGGCCTATTAAACAGGCCGTTGCAATTGGATATTCCGAACAAAGACAAGCCAAGAAACACCACATGGCCGAAGGTGGAGAAGCAGAGCCTGAAGGCATGGACGAAGCTGAGATGATGCTGGATCAATGTGCCATGGAATGCATGAATGCCATCGAGATGAAAGACAAGGAAGCATTCAAAGACGCTTTTGAGGTTTTAGTCGTGGATATTCTCCACAAACTATCAAATGAAATGGAAATGAAAGAGGAATAATATGCTTGCACTGAGTCATTCTGCAATTTCTAAAGCTATTCGAGAAAAGAAAAAGAAGATGATGATGTCCGAACCTGAAATGGTCGGTACATCTCCTACTCCTGATATGAACGCACAAGATGTCTACGACATTGAACAAGATGCTCGTGTGGAATCCACCCTCATGTCTCCTGAGAAGATCAATGCAGACGTCACCAACGCAGAAGAAGGGTACCAAGGTGTAGGCCTTTCCCCTGAAGAAAAGATGCGCATGGTGAGACTTCGTAAGTACATGGATACCATCCATTTGAATGGTTACTAAATGACTCCTGGAGAATTTCGAGAATACGTCAAAATAATGAAAGAGTTCGGCTTAACGAGAGCGAAATTGGGCGAAAACGTTGAGCTGATCATGGGGGCAGGTTTGCCAGTTGAAGATGTAGTTTCCACCCTTTCTTCATCTCCTGTTGCAGAGACAGGCGCGTCTCCTTTGCCTCTATCTCAGCCTGCCCCCGATAATGATGTGATTTCCCATAAAGTTTCACAGATCCATACATTGCTCAATATGAACGATACGGAACTGGCTGAGAATCTCTTTCCAGATCCTAAACCTAGTGAGAGAGCATAATGTCATACACCGTTGAACCTATTGATGTTGTTAATACAGCAAAAGAGAAAGTTGTAGATCCACGTAGTAAAAAACAAGGGATTACTCCCACCTTTTACTCCTGGTGGAGAGCACAAAACGACAAAGATTTGGCACAACAAATTCTTTCCTCTGAAAGATTCCTTTCTCATCAAAATAAGCAACAAGATAGACAAGCAAGCGTCTACACGCGGCTTTATTGCGGGAAACCCCTTTATAACTTCCTAGCAGCTACAAGCACCCTGGATAACAGCAACCAATTACCTATGGGCAGGCCTACTGCCAATGTGTCTTATTCTTGTACTGACACACTTGTTTCTAGAATCTCTCAAGATCGCCCAATGCCAGTATTCTTGACTGATAATGGGCACTATAAGGAAAGACGCTTATCTAAGGAGTGCAATGCTTTTATCCAAGGTGAGCTTTATCGAACTAAAGCTTACGATCTGGCTCCTCTTGCTTTACGCGATTCCTGTGTATTAGGAGATGGGTTCCTTAAAGTTTTCCCAAGACATGGGAAAGTTTGTGTTGAGCGAACGCTTAAGACTGAATTGCTAGTAGATTTCAATGATGGGTATTATGATAAACCTCGCTCTCTTATTCAGAAGAAATTAGTGGATCGAGAGGTTTTCGCGGACCTTTTTCCAGATCATCAGAACATCATTGTAGAAGCACAACATGGGAATGTAGACAATACTCCACGCTCTACAGAAACGGTTTCTGATCAATTTATCATTGTAGAAGGATGGCATCTCCCTTCCGGGCCTGATGCTGACGACGGTCGCCATGTTATCGCCTGTTCTGCAGGGGTAATTTTAGATGAGCCTTATAAAAGACAGCATTTCCCCTTTGTAAAACTTGGATACAACCCAAATGTCGTAGGTTGGTTTTCGCAAGGATTGCTTGAAATTCTCTTTCCTACTCAAATGGAGATTTACCGAACTCTGATTGTGGCATCTCAAAGCATTGAGCTGATGAGTGTCCCTAGAGTGCTCATTGAAGAAATGAGTAAGATTCTTGAGACTTCTTTCAACAATCGTATTGGGTCGATCATCAAGTATCGAAATACGCCCCCTGAGTTTGTCACCGCACAAGCCAATCACCCTGAGATGTATACGTACATCCAATGGTTAATTCAAAATGCGTATCAGATGAGTGGGATCTCAGCCATGAGCGCAACAGGCTTAAAACCAGCTGGTTTAAATAGCGGAGAATCCTTACGCCAATATGACCAAGTTCAAGATTCGCGTTTTGCGGCTTTGGGCAAAAGATATCAAAATGTTTTCTCGGATCTTTCACATCTTATTATCGAGTGTGCCCAAGACATCTATGAAGAAACGGGCAAATATACAACGGTATTCCCAGGTAAAGATGGCACGAGAGAAGTTGATTTTAAGAGCATTAAACTCCTCAAAGATACATACGTTATCCAAGGCTTTGTCGAATCTGCTTTACCTAAAGATCCTGCAGGACGACAAGCTAAGCTTTCAGAAATGCTTGCTGCAGACGAGATCTCCAAACAAGAGTTTAGACGATTGTCTAATTTCCCTGATCTTGAGCAATCCGATCAATTGGCAATCGCATTAGAAGAGAGAATTCTTCACGACTTAGATTCTATCGTGGACGATGGACTCGAGGGCTACAATGAGCCTGATGCGTTCTTACTTGATCCAACTGATCTCGCCACAACTTTGACGGTCAATTACATCAACAAATACTCCGTTACCGATCTTGAAGAGGAAAAGCTTGAATTACTGAGAAACTATTTCACTCAGATCCAAGATCTGAAGCAACAAGCAATGCCTCCTCAACCACAGCCTGGGCAGATGCCTGAAGGCCAAGTATCGCAACAACCAGAGCTCCCAGTAGCGCCGCCCAATCCATCCGTCGCACCCACTTCGGGAGTTCAAGTCTAAAAAGGGGAATGTATGTCGTTTGAACGCCAACCTATGTCTGAAGGTTCTTTGTCTCCTAACATGGCGCCTATGGCTCCTGTTATGAGAGAAGACCGAGTTTTAAATCCTTATGCTTTGAGAAATGCTCAACCTGCTCAAGCTCCATTGCCTGCAAAACAACCCATTGGACAGTTTGACAGCAATAAAGGGAGCGAGGCAGAAGAAGAAAAGCCTGCCGGTGAAGAAACAGTCCGGTTATCCCCTCAAATGGCTGCACTTGCCCGGAGAGAACAAAAGTTTCGCCAGCAAATGAGTCAATTTGAAAAAGAAAGAGCCGCTTTAGCTGCTGAGAGATCTGAAATTGAAGGGCTCCGTTCAATGAAAGAGAAGCTCGCAGCGAAAGATTACTCTGGCCTGGACGGCCTAGTTGATTACAATGAGTATTCTCAATATCAACTAAATAAAGCACAAGGCCAAGATCCAGTCCAAGACGAGATTAAAAAGCTCACAAGCAAGATTGATGAGCTCGAGAAGAGCACCAAAGATCATGTTGAAAAACAATTCGATGCAGCGGTGAATGAACGAAGGGTAGCTGCAAAGCAATTGATCGATTCAAGTCCTGAATTCAAAAGCATTAAGAAAGCAGGACCAGAAGCCACTGAAGCGGTTGTTCATCACATTTTAGAAACGTGGGAAAACGATAACGTCGAGATCACGGTTGAACAAGCAGCTAAAGAAGTTGAAGAAATTTTACGAGAAAAAGCCAAGGCGTGGGCAGCTCTTTTAGAAGAAGAAAAAATTGAGACACCGCCCGAAGAAGAGAAGAAATCGCTTCCGCCCTTAAAACCGGCTCTAAAAACACTAACCAATCAAGTAACGACTGGTGAGCTTAAACGGCCCACCAAACCTCTTTCGATGATGAATGATTCAGACCGTTGGGCTGAAGCACGTCGCCGAGCTGAGGAGAAGTTACAACAAACGCGAAGATAGCAGAGGAATTTTTGTTCCTTTGTTTATTCGCAAAGGAATAAAAAATGCCTACTCCTTCAAATCCATCGTTTGCGTATAGCAGTGCGCAGACGAACGTTGCGACTCTTAAAGAGTTATATAGTGATGATGCTTGGGTCATGCGCGACCTAGTGTTTAACCGAAATCCTTGGCTTGCCATTATCGATAAGGATGAATCGGAAATGGGTCTCGGGGGCAAATATTTTCCAATTCCCGTATTAACAGACACAGGCGCAGGTCGTTCTGCTAACTTTGGTCTAGCTCAAGCTTACCAAAGCGCTCCTGTCACGGTGGAATTCAACGTTACTCGTGTGCAAAACTATTCTCTTGCCACATTAACCGGCGATTTCCTTCGTGCTTCTGCACAGAACATCGGCAGCTTCATGCCAGGTGCTGAGCTCAACGTTAAAGCTGCTTTCAAAGCAGTTAGTAACGATTTAGCACATGACCTTTTCTCTGATGGTTCCGGTATTCGTGGAACTTACGGACTAGGTGCTGGTTCTATCAATAACGGTGTGATCACCTTAGATAATCTTGGCCAAGTTTATCAGTTCGCTGAGAACATGGCTTTGGTATCTTTCTCTGTGAGTGGTCAAACTCCAACTCAAAGCACAGGCTCTGCAGTTGGTTATGTAATCGCTGTTGATACCAGTGCTGGAACAGTGACTGTTTCCTCTTCTCAAGGTGGCGCAGCTGGAACTCCTTCTTCGTGGAGCACTAGTTTCCCTTACCTTGCTCAAGCAGGTGACGTGAACTTTGTCAGCAATGGTCTATCCAGTGCGAACATGCTCAAAGTAGCGGGTGCTTTAGCCTGGATTCCTTTGACTGCTCCAAACGGATCAGACAATTTTTTCGGGGTAAATAGAAGCAGTTCTCCCACTAAGCTCGCGGGCTTACGTTTCAACGGGTCGTCAGAATCAATACAGGATGCTTTAATTGATGCCGTCAATCAATTGGCAGCTAACGGATCTGAAGCAGGTGATCCTGATTTCATTTTCGTTAATCCTGTGTCCTATCAGACATTGGTGAAACAATTAACAAGCCAAGGCGTCTATCAAATGATCAAAGCCAAGATCAATGAAGAAGTCTCGATTTCTTTTAAAGCATTGGTACTCCCAACTGCAAACGGTGAAATCGCAATTCTTCAAGATAGAAACGTGGGCAGTCAGCTTGCGTTTATTTTCACAAGCAAAACTTGGAAGCTCAGAACTTTGGGTAAATGCCCTCAGTTCTTAACCTACCCAGGTTTCTATGATCAACTCGGTTTCCCTGTCCAAGGATCCGATGCTATTCAGTTACAAATTGGCTTAACTCACGCAATTGCCGCGTAAGGCCAAGTAAAATTCTCTCTGATTGACTTGGAAGCCTGACAAGGTGACAAGGCGGAAGCGAAAGCACCGTGAACGACTGAGTGAGAGAACCCGAAAGGGATGCGACAGTCTGAGCACTGGAATAGAAAGAAAACCAGTGAGAGAAATCCGAAGAGGTTTCTCCCCTCGAAAGAGGAGTAACAAATCTGATTACGGCAATGTAACTTGTAATGCTCCTGGTGCGAATGCTGTTGTAACTTTAGCTCAGTAATGTAGACTGGATTTGGAACCGAATATTCCAAACCCAAAATTACCCCTCGTGATTAAACCTCACGGGGGGTTTTTATTTATGCCTATTCCTATTGGACAGTCTGACATTGAAGAGGGACTCACTTTCCTCACTCGTTGCTAGACTAGTACCCGTGCATTCTAGAGCGACTTACATCACGGGGAAAAGGAGTCCACATCAATGGGCGCATCCAATCAACTCGGATATAACGGCGGAAGGGTTTATTCCTTCTTCAATCGACCAGTCTTAATGGACTGTAACTTCGTGGTAGACAGCGCGAACGGCAATGGTCTTGGCATCCGAAACCTTAAAGGTTCAGGAATCCAAAACGTATTCATGCACACTTCATCTTCTGCTGGAAAAGGACCCAATGGATATTTAAATCCCAATCCTGCTTCTGGTTACGCATTGGTGCAGCTTGCAAATAATTACAATCGTTATGGCGGAGGGTTCTCTGGTTTTGTGAGTCCACTGAGTGGGAGCAATGTGGCAATCAATGCCAGTGCTTTGACAGTAGGTAATCCTTACGTGATTACTTCAGTAGGCCATGCTGCCTCTGGAACAGTAACAATTGCACCAGTGGCCGATACTGCTGGTTCATTGGCTTCAACATGGTTTAGGTTATTTGATGCTTACGGTAATACTTTTATTATTTGGTTTAACGTTGCTGGTGTTGGGTCTGCTCCTGTGGGCGTTTCCGGAACTTTAGTTCAGCAATCTATTGCAAGTGGCGCAACTGCTGCTCAAGTGGGGACTGCTTTAGTTTTGACAATTGAAAATCTTCCTTCAGGCATTGCAGGCGTGAATAGCTTCACTGCTTCGGGCACTACTACAGTGACTGTAGTGAGCACTCAAACCAATCCTCAGGGCCCACTTCCTGGTGCTCCTCAAGATGGAACCATTGCTACTGGCTTCACATTCGCTCAAACTGTCTACAACACAAATTTGACGTGTTGGCAGGGTGTTGGGCTTCCTGCGGGTGTGAGTCCAGCTGTAGGGGCTTCTTTCATCGCCACAACTCAAGGCGTGAGCACTCACGGTGGAAGCACAGGGTTAGTTCAAGCTCCTTCTATCTCTGGAATTACCAGTATGGAAGTTATTGGAGATGCCAACGCAAGCTTAGGACCAATTCCCATGGGAGGCTCTCGAAATGTTGGAGGCTGGATCATGGTTCAATTCTTAGCGCCAACAAATTCAAGCACCACAACTTTGATTCCTACGGCTCCTGCTGATGGGTCAATCGTTGGGATGTCTTTTTATGTTGAAGCTGGAAGTATCTTAATCAACGGACAATAAGGAATAAGCGCCTATGTCAATCTCAGGAGTTCCGCAAGATATCATTTTGCAGACTGGAAACGGTCAGAATTTTCTGACTTGGAATGTTGTTGTAGGCGCTACTTCTTACTCAATTCAAAGGAGTACAGATGCTTCTACTTTCACAACGGTAGGGACATCAACTACTCCGAATTATTTAGATACGACTGCTCTTGTAGGAGTGAATTACTATTACCAAGTTGCTTCAATTAATGGCTCAGGGACGAGTTCATATAATCAAAGTTATCCAACTTCAATTACGCCATGTTTACCTGGGCAGATTAACTTAGGTTATTTGCGCTACATGGCGCAATTGAGGGCGGATAAACTTAACTCTCTTTATTTAACTACTGATGAGTGGAATTGGAATATTAATCAAAGTGCAGCAGAGCTTTATGATAATCTTGTTGTTAAATTTGGTGATGATTACTTTCTTGCCCCTTTTCTTATTATTGAATTGGATGGGAGTGTTTCATATTCGATACCCGATGGGTCTAATTATCCTGTTAATGGTGTCAATAGTCCTGCTCTTTATAAGTTATCAGGGATTGATTGTAACGTATCTGGGGCTACATTAGGGCCTAATGCTGGATGGCTTCCTTTGTCCCGGTCTAATTGGTCTGACCGAGACCGATATACAACGTGGCCTGGGCAAGCAGGGGCTTTGAATAATATTTATCAAATGTCTTACCGAATGATGGGGAATCAGATTTATCTTTTCCCACAAAATACGAACATGGTAGTTCGAGTTTCATATGTCCCGATCCTTAGTCAGATGCTTCAGGATACGGATATGCTTCCCTTCTCAATCAGTGGGTGGAGTGAATATGTAATTGTGGACGCAGCTATGAAGGCCATGATCAAAGAAGAATCTTTTGAGAAATGGACTGCGCTTGCCAATAGCAAAACAGCTTTGATGGAAAGAATTGCAACCACAGCAGCAAATCGAGATGTGGGTCAGCCAAATACAGTGAGCAATGTGAGAGCCACGATGGGAGATCCAGGCTTTTCTTCTTGGGGAACTGGTTTTGGTGGAGGTGGTTTTGGTGGCGGAGGAGGCTATTAATGGCTGTTCCTCTTTCTACTAATCTAGATTGGAAATTAGCGAACTCAAAGTGGGCGTCAACACTCAATCCGTTCATCGCCAATCCTGTAAACAACGCTCAAATCATTCAAGACGTCACGCTTCAATCTGGATCAAACATTTTGAACCATAGTCTAGGTCGAACACTCCAGGGTTGGTTCATTGTGGATATTCAAGGCGTAGCCAGCATTTATCGTTCGGCTCCATTTAACTCTCAAACTTTAACTTTAACGAGTAGCGCGAAAGTTACGTGCTCGATAGGAGTGTTTTAAATGTCAACTCAGACGCCAAATATGGGTCTCACACTTCCTGTGATTGGGATTGATTCAGGATTAACTTGGGAACAAGACGTTAATTCAAACTCTACCGTGATTGATGGGCACAATCATTCTCCTGGAAATGGAGCTCCTATCGTTGTGACAGGCATCGATGTGGATGCGGATTTTCCATTTAATGACAATAATTTGACGACTGTAAGATCAGTGAGATTTGAATCTCAAGTTTCTCCTATCTCAGGAGCATCAGATCTTGATTGTCTTTATGTCAGTGGGCTTGATCTTTATTACAACGATGGAAATGGCAATCAGATTCGCATTACCTCAGGCGCAGCAGTTCTTGCGACGACTTCAGGGATCTCAAGTGGTACAGCCACTGCTGAGTTTGTCTCAAGCACTCTTGTGGTGGACTCAGCAGTCAATGCACCTGCCAATATCAAGGCAGCTAGTTACAGCATGGGCAATACTGGACTTGCAGGATCTAATTATGTAACACTTCAACCGCCTAACCCTGTTCCAAGTAATTACAATATTACGCTGCCTACACTTCCATCGACTACGCAGGGATTAGAAATCGATCCAAGCGGAGTCATTACTGCGGGCTCTACAGGCGCAGGATTACCGGCTGGAACAATTATCATGTATGGCGCCAATGCGGTTCCTTCAGGGTTCTTAGCTTGTAATGGGGCAAGTTATTCGACGACTACCTATGCCTCTCTTTTTGCTCAAATTGGTTACAACTTCGGTGGGAGTGGGGGAAGCTTTAACGTTCCCAACATGGCAGGGCTTGTGGCTGTGGGCCTTGGATCAGGACCTATTGGGAGTGTAAGCATTGCAAGTACAGGTGGGGAAGCAACTCATACTCTTAGTGTGGGAGAAATGCCTTCGCATGCTCATACAGACTCAGGACATAATCATAGTGTGACAGGCCCTACAAGTATTCGGACTGACCTTCAAGTGGGAGGGTCTTCAGGTGCCGTATCTGCTGAAGGTCCCGTGGATACAACAAATGGAAACGCAAATATCCAAAACACAGGAGGCGGAGGCGCACACAATAACGTTCAGCCTTATATCGGTCTTCAATTTTTGATTAAATACTAGGTAAAAAATGGCAACAGAGCAAACAGTTAACATCAATTTCCAGCAAGGACTCAATACGAAAGTAGATCCTTGGCAACTTCCGGCAGGGCAGTTTCTCAGCCTTGAGAACTCTATTTTTCAGACAGGTGGATTACTAGCAAAGAGAAATGGATATGGAGTATTGCCAGGGGATGCGCCTGAAATGGCGTATTTAGCAACTTTGAATGGGAATTTAATTGGCATTGGGAATACTGTAAATGCTTATTCTCCTTCAGCACAAGCTTGGGTAACAAAGGGATCTTTGCAGCCTTGTTCGTTGAGTGTTTTACCTTTGATCAGAAATAATTTTAATCAAATTCAGAATGATACAGCAGTTTCCAATAACTTAGTTTGTATTGTTTATACACAGCAGGTTAATTTATCTGGGGTAAATTATTATTATGCCATTGAAGATGCCACTACTGGACAAAATATTGTCGCTCCTACTGCAATTCCTGCTTTGGCTGGTGGTGCGATTAATGGATCTTCTCGAGTTTTTGTGGTGGGGTCTTTTTTTGTAATTGTGAGTGATGTTTTAATCTCGGGACACAACTTCCTACAATACGTTTCAATCCCCGTTACCAATCCATTCAGCATCTCTTCTCCTCAAAATACTTTCCCTGAAATGTATGTGCCTTCTACAAGCAATCCTAATTGGGATGCAATAGTGTCAGGGACCACTTTGGTATTGGCTTACAATACAACGGTAGCAGGTCAAGGGATTCATGTAACTTCTCTTAATGAGGAGCAGATTGCCCTTAATTCAGACAGCGGGATTGTGCATGTGTTTACAGGGGCAAATTACCATGCGGATTTGATGTCATTGTGTGTAGACGCGAGTACCTCTCCAAACATTATTTACATTAACTTTTGGAATTCAAATAATAGTAATGTTTATACGGCAGCTGTGACTATTGGAGTTGGAACGATTACTACAGTCTTTAATCCCGTGGCTGTCTATAATCCTCCCGCCACTAAAAATTTAGCTTCAGCAGCTGTAAATGGGAAATGCTGGGTATTTTTTGAGCTCTCAAATACTTATTCATATGATTCTTCTATCCATAGCAATTTAATCCAAACTGCTATTGTGAATCAAGATGGCACTATCTTTAACATTCATGAAGTAATTAGAAGCGTAGGGTTAGCCTCTAAAGCTTTTGTTATCAATGGGGTTGTCTATTTTCTTTCTGTTTATCAGAGTACATTTCAACCTACGTATTTCTTGATCAATGGTTCTATTTCCACTTCTGCCATCCCTGTGATTGTAGCGAAACTGGCTTATCAAAATGGGGGGGGTTATCTCACATTAGGGTTACCTTCAGTTACTGTACAGGGAACAGTTGCAAGCACTTCTTACCTTTTCAAACAAAACATTGAAGCTCTCAGTACTCAAAATGACACTAGTCAAACCATTACGCCTGCTGTTTATAGCCAGCTAGGATTAAATCTAGTTAATTTTGAAATAGACACAACTAATATTAATTCAGTTGAAATAGGGATGGACCTCCATCTTTCTGGTGGATTTTTAGGGATGTTTGACGCGTTTTATCCAGTCGAACATAATTTCTTTTTATTCCCAGATAATATCGAAGCTAGTTGGTCGACAACGGGGGGGAGTATTGCGGCTCAACCTGATGGATCTACTAACACGAATGCTTACGCATACATGGTCACTTATGAATGGACTGACATGCAGGGCAATCCATTTAGATCTGCTCCTTCCATTCCTATCTTTGTAACGACTACAGGGAGCGGAAGCACTGGAAGCATTACGATTAATGGACCTACATTAAGGCTTACTTCCAAGATAAATACGCCTGTTAAAATTGTAATCTATCGATGGAGTGTTGAGACTCAAGCATACAATCAAGTGACTTCAATCTTTGCACCTCTTCAAAACAGTACAACGGGAGATTCTTTTTCTTTCACAGATACTTTGGCAGATTCTTCAGTGATAGGAAATAATCTAATTTATACTACAGGTGGGGTTGTTCCAGATACGAATGCCCCTGCTTCTAATATTCTCACCATTTTTGACACACGTCTTTGGTTAGTTAGTGCAGAAGATCCCAATCTTTTATGGGTGAGTAAGACTGTGGTAGAGGGTGTTCCTGTTGAAATGTCATCTCTCTTTACCATCTTTGTGGCTCCAAATATTGGAACAGTTGGGTCAAGTGGAGACATTACAGCCATCGCTCCAATGGATGATAAACTCATTATTTTTAAAGAAAATGCGATATTCTACATCAATGGGACTGGCCCAGATAATCTTGGTACTACTTCTCCTGGGTGCCCGCTTGGTAATTATAGTCCTCCTACTTTCATCACAGCTGTCACGGGATGCAGAAATCAACAAAGCATAGTTCTTACGCAAGAAGGACTAATGTTCCAAAGCGATAAAGGAATTTGGTTGCTGAGACGAGATCTGGCCACTGTGTACATTGGAGCGCCTGTGGAAGCTTTCAATGCAAGCTTAGTCACGAGTTCAGTTGTGGTGCCTGATTCTAATTATGTCTTATTCACCTTAGATACAGGTGAGATGCTGATGTATGACTATTATTATCAGCAATGGGGAACGTTTACAGGAGTTCCTACTCAAAGTTCATGCATTTATAATCAAGCGCACACAGTCTTGAACCAATTTGGGGATGTTTGGCAAGAGACGCCTGGGAAATTCCAAGACGGCCTCAATCCTGTGCTTATGAGCTTCACTACTTCCTGGTTCAATCTCGCTAGTCTCCAGGGTTATGAGCGCTTCTATGAGTTTCTTATCCTTGCAAAGTATTTGAGCCCACATTATTTGAATGTACAAATTGCGTATGACTACAATTCTTCGATTTACCATGCTGAGATTATAAAGCCTCCGAACTTCAGTCCGTCAATACCTGGAAATTTCGGGATTCAAACGCCGTTCGGTTCTCCTAGAAATCTTGAACAATGGAGAATTCACGCAAAACAACAGCTTTGCCAATCTTTTCAGATCACGATTACAGAAGTTTTTGATTCGACTCTTGGAACATCTCCAGGGGCAGGATTCACCATGTCTGGGCTCAATTGCAAAGTCGGAGTGAAGAAGGCAAGACGCCCAATCAGTGGAACGCAGTCAGTTGGATAGCATTGGACGGAATGACATTGGAGAGAGGTGTTATGGATTATCAGAAAAAATTAGATTTCGTTGTCCGAATGACGAAACATGGCTTGGATTCAATCCAACACTTTGATGATGGTGGGACAGTGCTTCAAGGACCAGTTCAAGCAGGACAAGGGAATGCGGTCAATCCTAATAGTCAAGGGATTGGTGGTTTTTTAGGCAACATCGTCGGGAATAACAATCAATTCCAAGCTTCAAGTGCCAATGTGACACCTGGAACCAATACGGCTCAACTCAATTCCGCCTATCAAGGAGTTCAAGGGGCTTTAGGACGCACAAATAATTTAGTCACAGATACTTATGGGGGACTTCAGCAAGGTTTAGGCACTCAAGGATTCTTGAATAATCAGCTTACCGCTCAGACTTTAGGGGGAGGGCCCAACCTGGGCCAAGCTCTTTTAAATCAAAATACAGGACAAAATATTGAACAAGCCGCAGCCCTTGCAGCAGGAACTCGAGGCGCAGGAACGAATGCAGGCTTAATTGCCTCAAACTCAGCCAGACAAGCTGCCAATACTCAGCAAAATGCCATCAATCAGGCATCCGTCTTACGTCAGCAACAACAACTCACAGCTCAGCAACAATTGGCTAATCTCGCAGGCTCTCAGGTCAACCAAGGCGGTACAGCCATTGGCCTTCAAAACCAAGCTCAGCTTGGAGAGCAAGGCATCCTTCAAGGTGCCAATACTGCTTTGAACAATGCCAATGTGACTCAACAATCCAATATCAACAACGTCAACGCAGACGTGGCATCCGGAAACGCCAATCGGGCTACTCAGAATGCTAAGGGCCTTGGCAATTCACTTTCCAAAGGAATTGGCAAAGCAATTCCTATCTTGGGGGGCTTTCTTGCCGAAGGCGGAGTTGTGCCAGATCATCTTCACAAGATGGCTTCGATGTATGCTCATGGGGGCCGAACTTACGGCATGAAGTCAGGTGGACAAGTCCCTGGCACTCCAAAAGTAAACCACGATGATTACAGCAATGACACCGTGGACGCAAAGCTCACTCCAGGGGAAGTGGTAATTGACCTCGATACCCTCAATGACAAAGGCGAGATGGGCAGAATGGCTAGAATGCTTGCCCAGCACATTGAGCATAAGAAAATGGGGAAACGCAAATGAAAGGCTTAAATCTATCTCATTTCAAAAAGATGAAAGAGGATAAGCATTCAGCGACCCTGATTCATAAAGATGGACATCAGTTCTTAATTGCAAAAGCTCCTCTTACGCATCTTCAGAAGAAACAGCTCGAGAATTTAGAGATGCATTATGCTGAAGGCGGCGATGTTCCTGAAATTCCCATGGGTGAGAATACTCCTGAGATGAATGAACGAGACCAGCTTGGGATGCCACACGCTGATAATTCAGTTCAAGGCCCTTATGAAGTACAGACCGAAACTCCTGCCAGATCTCCAGCTGGAGAAGAAGAAGAGATTAAAGAAGAAATTAGAATTCAGCCCCCAAGGCAAGCGCAAGAACTTAAAGCCCAAGAACCTGGCCTTAAAATGCAGCAAAATGCTGAAAGGCAAAAAGCAAAAGCACTTGCTAATCAAGGCGAAGCTGAAGTCGATGCGATTCAACATTATCAAGATAATTTAGAGATGACTCCGACTTCTGGAGAAGTCTTTTCCATGTATCAAGATTCCGACAACAAGCTGAGACAAGCTTATGCCGACAAAGAGCTTGATCCGAATAAGTATTGGGATAAACACTCTAAAGTTTTAGCAGGCATTGGCATTGGTGTTTCAGCACTTGGCCAGATTTTAGGTCC